CCATGAATCTACTATTCCACTCACCTTTGCCTAGAGTAATCTGACCATTCTCAAATCTACCCTGTAGCGCCCACATGATTCTGTCTGTTTTCTTACGGTTGCCGTGGGTTAGTTCCTCAACAACAAAGAATCTACCACGTTGCTTCATCAAGTCCATCAAGGGTGACATCACAGCTTGTTTAGAAATACCACGCTCAATACCTACACTGATAGGCCTGTAGTCCCTAACTGCCTCAAAGATCTTCCTAGCTGTCTCCGCTAAGTCCCACCTACCGTAGATAATGTTCTCTAGGAACCATCCGTCCTCGTTGACCTTAACTACCGCTATGGCTGACTCATCCAGCTTAGAGTTCTTAGATCTTTTCTTACTTACGTCCTCAAATCCAGCTAAGTCAATACTGATGTAGTAGTCACCTACGTCTGGCTTATCACCAAACTTAACCCACTCCTCCTTAAACATCTCTGAGCCTCTAGCCTCAAAGGATGCCATAAACTCCTGTCGGAATGCATAGGAAGACATGGACTTTTTAGCTAAATCTATCTCCTCTGAGTCCAGTAGTTCGTTATCGTAACTAGTGAAGTGCCAAGCTGCATAGGACACATCGTCCTCTAGCTCTGCGTATTTGTACAGGTCATAGAAGTGGTTACGTCCCATAGGCGTACCAATGAACAACGCACCACCCTTTTGGTCAGCTAGAGCAGGTCTAAGGATCTGCTCAAAGACCTCTGGTTTCATGTCTGCGTACTCGTCCATCACTAGGAACTTTAGTGACACACCACGCATAGTCTCCGGTCTGTCTGCACCCTTGAGGGATATAGTGGCACCGTTGACCAGTTTTATTTGTAAATTGTTAATGTGAGCACTCACTACCACTGGATGCGCCAAGTCTAGTAGTGTTTGCCACATAATGTCTCTAGCCTGCCCCTGTGTAGGAGCTACATAGAACACCTGTCCCTTGTCCGCCTGTAGTGCGTTTACAATAAGCATCCATGCAGCTAGTCTGGATTTACCTGTACGTCTACCAGCAGCTACAATCTTAAACCTAGTGTCATCTGCCCAGACTTGCTTTTGCCAGTCTAGGAGTTCAATGTTAAGATTTGTCATGTATTAGCTTTCTAAGCTTTTCCATCTGGTCTTCATCTACAATATAGGTATACTCTATTTCTTCTTGTGGTTCTATATTGCCATCCCAGTTAAGATCCTCTTGTTTAGCTAGAGTCTCTCTGTATTCTTTGTTATCCATAGGTCCACATCACAGGTACATCTGTAGGTCTAATGTCCACATGCACAAAGCCTCCGGCTACACCAATCCCTGTAAACCCTAGCTCTATAGCCTTCTTAACTATAGTGTGCCGTTGCACACCGGATGACACAGCTATGTCCGCTGCAATGCCTTGGGCATGAGTGCCAGCCTTAGGCTTCTTTAGTTCTATAGGGTGCTGTGGTGATCTATAGCCGCTAGTGATTACAAAAGGGAAACCACAGGCCTCCCTGAGTTCATCTAAGGCCAAGATTAATTCATCCTCAATCTCATTTTCACCTGTGGCTTGACACACAAACTCTTCCTTAGTGAAGTACTTAAACATCTTCTGTATATTCTCCGTCTATAGGTTCACTAGGTTCCACCTCTGTTTCTACAGTGCCGCCTAAACCTGAGATTGTTATGTTTACTGCTGATCTACCACCGGCTGCATCTTTCTCAAAGTAACTCAAGGGTAGCATACGATCCATCACTAGTTTCCATGCAGCCGCTTGATTCTTATGGTCATCATTAAGTGCCGCATCAAAAATACTGTCAAGTACCTTACGAGACTTAGGGGACGCAAGCATACGAGCTTTATACTCATTAATAATCCCAGCGTCACCTTTAGGCCTACCTAGAGTTTTCCTAGAGCCTCTAGATTTAGAAGCTACTTCTGTTTTCTTAGGTCTACCTCTTTTCCTTTTAGCAAGAGTAGGTTTATTATCAACATCCATGTGTATTTTACCTTACTGTCTCTCTCTAAGAATACTATATCATTATAGCATATTTTTGTGTACTTGTCAAGTCCTTTTTACTATTATTTAGTAGTGTACAATAATACTATAGTAATCAATAACTTGGCTATGTTAGTAAGTACTCACATTACAGGAGTTTTCTCTAGTTTTCTAATTTTAGCTCTGGTGTACAAGAGTGCCTACTATAGATTACGACAGCCACGCCAGCCCCTCCCCGTCCCCTCTAGCATACCCCAGCCCACATGTCAACAAAAGATTACAAAAGAATTCACCTATAGCACACAATGGAACACAAGTCAACACTTGACATCTAGAGCAAACTATGGTAGCCGGCCCAATGGCTAGCACATGTGGCTAGAGATGTCAAGAGTAAATAAGTGTTGACAAATGCACAAGAGTGTGAGTGGCTCTGGCAGCCTATAGCACACACAAGCACACACAAGCACACACAAGCAAGTGATTTGTATTCATGTGAACATGAGAATGTTTCAGTTTACAGGTCTGCACATATCCTTATAATGGATCACATCAGACACACACACACACAGAAGGAAGGAAACTAATGAGCATAAAAACGATAGAGAAAACAGGAGTTAATTCAAATAACAAGGAATTTATAAAAATTCTAGAATCTAATCCAGACATAAGAAAAGCTATTGATGATCTGCTACATGATACTCTAGTGGACTGGGGCTGGAATCCCACACTGTTAGGATGGAACGCAGTTTTTGATGTTACTTTTGATAATGAAACTTTTGAAGATGAAGAATAAGGAAGGAGTATAATTGTAAGTGATAGCCTATTGCACATCAGTAGGCTATAGCATACAATTAGATCCAGACACACACAGGAGAACACTATCATGGCTATCAGATTATCAAAAGCCAGCAAGATGCCTTGTCCCTCATGGAGCCTAGAGGCACTAACGACATGCCCAGCTAGCAAGAGGCGCGATGGCACACTAGTAGATGCATGCAAGGGATGCTATGCCACACAAGGTAACTATCGCTTCCCTAACGTCAAGGCGCCTAGGCTAGAGAATCAAGAGGACTGGAAGCGTGATGATTGGGTGCAGGACATGGTGCAAGAGCTAGACAACCACAGGTATTTTCGTTGGTTTGATAGTGGTGACATGTACCACATCAAGCTAGCGCACAAGATACTAGAGGTAATGGTGCAGACGCCATGGGTTAAGCACTGGTTACCTACTCGCATGCATAAGTTTGACAAGTTTGCCAGTGTTATCAATGCTATGGAGGCATTACCTAATGTAATTGTGCGCCTGTCCAGTGACAGCATACATGGCGAGATTATAGAAGGCGAGACTACTAGCACTATCATTGGCGGACTAGTGACACATGAGACACTACAAGAGGGCAAGCTAGTCAAAACGCAGGTTTTTGAGGGCGTAGTACCTGAGGGCGTTAGCTTGTGCCGTGCTTTTGAGCGCAAAGGCAAGTGCGGCACATGTCGCGCATGCTGGGACAAGGATATAAAAGTGGTTGCATATCCTGCACACGGGCGCAGTATGATTAAACTTCTGAACATAGCAGCATAGAGGAGAAGGATACAATGGAAAAAGAGAGAGAAATAAAAGTATACAAAGCGGGTGGGTTAGGCTGGGCAGTAGTTGACACAGGCAAATATGGTGGCTATCCTGCTGCTCATTGCGCGGATACGCTAGCGGCATTAGATGAAGCGTTTAGGCTGAGTGAGGCACATACTCCACCACTAAAAATAACCATAGACTGTAGAGGAGAATAGAGCAATGCGAGTACAAAAAGATTACAGGCCTGAGTGGTCAGAGGACATAGCCAAGGCGCAAGAGCTACCATTCTGGAAAGTGTGCCTTTGGTTCATGTGGGGATTTACAGTAGGTTTTTTCATAGGAGGCTAGAGAATGTCACAGCATTACAATGTACTGCCCAGCAGGTTTATAGTGCAGGAGCTAGAGAGCATCATAGACGATATAGGCCTAGAGCTAATGGTAGGGCGCAAGTGGGCAATCCGCAGGCAAGAGCTAGAGGAGTATACCGATAGAGAAAAGAGGTTACTAAAAGAGCTAGATTCTAGACTTGACAGGCTACAGGCTACTAGTGCTAGACTAGAGACACTTTCAATAGATATACAGGAGGCACCATAACATGAGCCTATTTGACACACTAGCTAGAGAGCTATACGATTATGAGCCTGAGTGCTCCCATGTTTGGGAGTATCAGCCCGCAGAGTACGAGCGTCTAGACGGTAGAGAGACAGTATTACAGTATCCCTCAGGCTACTACTGCCACAAATGCGACACATTCAGAGATCAAGAGGAGTACTAGAGCTATGAACATCTTTTACCTAGACACTTGCCCTAGAGCAGCAGCAGTGCAACAGTGCGACAAGCACGTTGTTAAGATGATCCTAGAGAGTGCTCAAATGCTCTCTACGGCACACCATGAGCACAATAGCCCTAGAGCAGTCTATAAAACTACGCACAAGAACCACCCCAGTACTGTGTGGACTAGAGAAAGCGTAAAACACTACAACTGGCTATATGCTCATATGAAGGCATTATCAGAGGAGTACACTCACCGCTATGGTAGAGTGCATCTAACGTGGCAAAAGTGCCAAGAGGCGCTCAGAGAGCCTCCAGAAGCTATGCCAGACCTAGAGTGGCGAGAGCCTCCACAGTGTATGCCAGACGAATGCAAAAGAGCTAGCGCAGTAGATGGCTATAGGGTATACTATAGAGTCAAGAGCGACACCATAGACATGCGCTGGACTAACGCAACCAAACACTTTTTTGAAGAGGAGAACACATAACGTGAGTGACAATTTCAGCAACGATATAGATGTTACTGATCCGAATGATCTAGAGGATCCTATAGACAGAATGATTAAGGATATTGTGGATTTCAATTTGAACTCCATGCCCGTGAGCGAAATGCTTGCTATAGTGGCTACTTTTATGTCTGAGCAGTTAGAGAACACTTCCCTAATGGAAGTACAGCAGATCCACACAGGCATTTATGGCAAACCAGAGGATATACACTAATGAGATGCAAAGCATGCAATACTGCCCTAGAGCAGTTCGAGATTGATAGAAAATGCAAGTTAACTGGAGAGTACCTAGACTTGTGCTCCCCATGTGCCAGCGCCTCTAATGAGGCAATACATCAACAAGAGGAGCCTATATATAGAAACTACTTAGATATTCAAGAGGAAGCAGAATTTATCGAACATGGACTTGTATTATGAAAATACTTGTGTTATAATACTACTGTATTGAGGCAAATGATAAACAACCATTTGTTCAATAGTAATTCAATCGCTAATCTATAGGAGAAACACATGGCGGTAATTGAAGGTGCAGCACAGTTTGTTAACTTAAAAGAGACTGAGGTATATCAAGGTAAGGACACAGGACGCTATAGCGTAGTGTTAACTCTAGACGATGCAGCAGCAAGTGAGCTATCGGGTAAGGGCGTGCGCCTGCGTCCATATGGCGAGGGTGACGCAGCAATAATGCAGCGTAAGTTTGCTAGTCGCTTTGAAGTGAAAGTGATAGACGCAGAAGGAGAACCATACAAGGGTGACATTCCTAGAGGTTCCAGTGTGCGTATATCATACACTTATGGTGATGAGCATCCAGTGTACGGAGTGCCTGTATACATGAATGCAGTCAGAGTACTAGAGTTAGGGGAAGCAGGAATTGACGCAGAACTCTAAATTTGTAGGTCATGAAGCGTGTGATGCCTGTAACTCATCTGACGCTAAGGCCGTATACAGTGACGGAGGTAGCTATTGCTTCTCCTGTCACACAGTAGGCAAAGGAGAGGGCAGCAGTGCCTTCTCCTCTACTGAACCTATCAAACTCAAGAGGAAGTTAGAATTGACCGGAGTAGTAGCCGATATTCCTGATAGACGTATACCTAAAGCTATCGCCGCTAAATACGGTGTTACTGTAGAGTATGACGCACAGGGCAAAATATCCAAACACATCTACCCATACTATGCCTGTGATACTGATGAAGTGAAAGGTACTAAAGTGCGCCTATGCCACAGTAAGGACTTTTTTGCTACAGGCAGTACTGAGGGCGTGGGGCTATTCGGGCAGCAAGTGTGCAAGGGTAGAGGTAAGTACCTTACAATCACTGAGGGCGAGATAGACTGCATGTCCGTGTCTCAGATGCTAGGTGGATCCTATGACGTAGTGTCCCTACGCTCTGGTGCATCAGCAGCAGCGAAGGAGGTTAAAGAGCAGCTAGAGTGGCTAGA